CTTACCACAAACACCTTATTAACCTACAATTACACTAATAATGCCCTAACAGCAGGCATTTCTGGTGGCGCATTCTAAGGAAAAAACATGGCACAGAGCGGATATACCCCAATACTAATTTATGCTAGTGGTACGGCATCAGCCGTTCCTTTGGCTTCAAATATGACGAGCAGCTCGTCAGGTGCTGAACTCGCTTTGAATTATGCTGACGGTAAACTGTATTACAAGAATAGTTCTGGTACGGTTACTTTACTTGCTCAATCTGGATCTAGTGGAGTAACAACATTTAGCGCAGGTACTACAGGTTTAACGCCAAATTCAGCAACATCAGGTGCAATTACTCTTGCAGGTACATTAGCTGCTGCTAATGGAGGTACAGGACAATCTAGCTCGTTTACTCAATATGGAGTTACTTATGCAAGTAGTACGACTGCATTAGCGACTACATCAGCAGGTACAACCACAACTGTTTTGCATGGAAATGCATCTGGTGCGCCAACATTTGGTGCAGTTTCTTTAACCGCAGATGTCTCAGGAACTTTACCACTTGCTAATGGTGGAACAAATGCTACATCAGCTCCTGCTGCTATGGGAGTATTAACTGGCTTTACTACTACTGCGACTGCGGCAGGCACTACTACACTTACAAATACAAGTTCGTATTACCAAATATTTACAGGTACAACTACACAAACTATTCAATTACCTGTAACAAGTACCTTAGCACAAGGATGGGCATTTAAAGTAGTTAACGTGAGCACAGGTTTATTGACTATAAATTCATCAGGTGCTAATGCTGTAACTACTGTTCCACCAAATAGTGCTGTAATTGTTACTTGTATTCTTACATCAGGTACTACTGCGGCATCATGGAACTATGGAGCAACAGAATTTCAAACTTCAGCGGCTGCTCAATTTGGATCATTTGGTGTAGGCACTGCTGCATCAGGTACTACTGGTGAAATTCGTGCCACAAATAATGTTACTGCTTATTATTCATCTGATAGAAGTTTAAAAGAAAACATTCGTGATATTCCAAATGCTTTAGATAAAGTATCTGCGATTGGTGGTAAGTTATTTGATTGGACAGATGATTACATTCAACAACATGGTGGTGAGGATGGTTACTTTGTACGCAAAGAAGACTTTGGTGTAATTGCACAGGATGTGCAACCTGTATTGCCAGAAGCAGTTCGTACAAGAGAAGATGGTACTTTGGCTGTAGATTACGAAAAATTGGCTGCATTAGCATTTGCTGCTATTGTTGAATTGCGTAAAGAAATTGAAGAATTGAAGGCTAAATAATGTTAGCAAATCAAGATTTTATCTACGATTATTCAGACTTAAATCTGCTTCAAACTCGTATTCAAATACTAAAAGGTGAATATGAAGGGATGATAGTAGAGATAGGTGGCTCTGCTTTAACACAGTGGGCGGATCAGAATCGCTTTGATTTTGACTATACGTTATATCAATACCCAAAAAATGTTGATTGTTTAGATCAAACTGAAGTTTTTAAAGAATTTATTGCTTCTTTAATTGTTGGTTTAGTTGATCATCGTAGAAATAGACCTGATTGGAAAGATCGCTTAGATGAAGCTTGTGATGGTTTAAATATTTGCAGCATTAAGATTGATAATAAGTTTTATCCTGATGGTGTACCACAGTCAAAATTGCGTAGAGATATTCAGCAACCTGTTGTATCTGGAATGGTGGAGATTTAATTATGACTTTAAATTCTTCAGGCCCAATTAGTTTAGCTGGCTCAACCACAGGTCAATCTATTGCTATTGAATTAGGTGTAAGTGCAACTGCTCAAATTAGTCTTAATGATACAAACGTAAGGACATTAGCAGGCGTACCTTCAGGTGCGATTATTATGCCTACTAATTTCTATGGTAAGTCTAATAGAGCTGCTCCATCTGTAACATTAACAACAAATACTACTAATTATTCATTAAACATAACAACTTTATCTGGGTATGTAGCTGGTGTTAGTGATGTACTTATTACAGTCAATTCTGGTGTTTATGTTTACTCTACAAGTACAGCCAATGCAGGTATGACATTAACTGGTGGCACGACTGGTGATACCGTTAAGATTGTTAATAATGGTTTTATTCTTGGTATGGGTGGTAGTGGTGGTGGTGGATCAATGCTTTATTATCATACCTATATCGCAGGATCTGCTGGTGGTAATGCTCTTTCTTTAGGATTTAACACAACTATAGATAATACAAATGCATCTGCTTACATCGCTGGCGGTGGCGGTGGAGGTGGTTGCTATATATTTAATTATGGTTGTTGTTGCGGTTTAGTAGGATCAGGCGGTGGTGCTGGCGGTGGGCCTGCTGGTTGTTTCACGCATTTTACTAGTGGGTCTAACCTTGCTCCGTCAACAACACCAGGTGCTCTTGGTGGCGCAGTTGGATCTACAGGTACAAGTGGTGGATATGCCAATGCAGGTGGTTATACAGGACAGTTTTCTTATATGGGTGGAGGTGGAGGAAGAATATTACCCGGAACAGGTGGGAATGGTGGTACAAATGTTACAAAAGGTGGCAATGGTGGCGGCTCTGGAGGAGGTGCTGGGTCATTTTATGTTGCATGTTATGGTTGTAGTCCGTTTGCAATAAATGGTGGTGCTGGCGGTTCAGGTAATGCAGCCGGTAGTTCCAATAATGGCGGTGGAGGTGGAGGATGGGGCGCAGCAGGAGGTAACGGAAGTGGTTTAGGTGGTTACGCTGGCGGCAAAGCTGTTGCATTAAATGGTAAAACAGTTACTTGGGTTTCAGGAAATACGACACGCGTTTATGGAGCAGTCGCATGATTTATATTGTCAGTGATTTAAAAGGCAGCATCACTTATTTTGTTCCTGATGAAGCCACGCAACTTGACGGTCAGTCTAACGATACTAATGGCGTGTATGTCATTGGCACGATAGATGATGCAAACGCAAAGCTGCGTGAAGTAGCGCAGTCTTATCTCAATGAACGCGCAAATGATTTTTCTGTTTGCATTTCATTGACAGATGAGAATGGAACTTCATGGCAGGCGGTTGATCTCAATACAGAAATCCACACTGATAACGCAACATATTATTTATTCGATCCAGTTCTCGGAATGCATGAAGTCGCAGTCGGATTGGTTGAAGCAAAATCAAAAAGCGAACAAATCAAACAGAACTTCTTATCGTGGAGTGGACTATCTGAAGTACAAACTCTCGAAGCACTACCACGTCGCAAAGTCAAATCAACAGGGACACAATCACTATGAGCAACGTAACAGCAATTCAGCCTGCACACAGTTTCTCATATGATGGCGCAAGATTAAATGTATTTCATGCTAACAAAGGCGAAGGATTGCCTAAACACGATCACTTGTTTTCACATGCTACTTTCTGTACGGCAGGATCATGCGTTGTTCGCAAAGATGGCAAAGAAGTTATTTTTAACAAAGACACGCAGCCTTTTAATTTGGTTGCAAATGAATGGCATGAAATTGAAGCTTTAGAAGACAACACTGTATTTATCAATGTGTTTGCTGAAGAATTTATGAATCAATATTAATTGGAGAAGTTATGTCAACACAAATAATAAAACTTGAATTTACTTTAGATGAAACTAACACTATTTTGTCTTCATTGAATAATTTGCCATATGGTCAAGTTGTGCAACTTATCAATAATATTCAAGCTCAAGCAGCTCCACAATTAGCTCCAAAACCTGTTGAAACAACGGAAGAATAATCATGGAGAATCAACTTGTATTTAATTGTATCGTTGGCATTGCTGGCTTTCTGTTGGTATTTGTATTTAATTCTATTACTAGAAAGCTTCAAAAGATTGACGACACCTTAGCATCTTTGCCTAAAGAGTATGTGCAAAAGGATGACTATCGTGCTGACATAACTGAAATCAAATCTATTCTGAAACAGATATTTGAAAAGCTAGACAATAAAGCCGACAAATGAGGAAAAATTATGATCGACCCGATGACAATAGGGTTAGCTATACAAGGTGTAAAGCTAGTCGTTAATGCAGTAAAGTCGGCAGCCGATGAGGCTAGAGAAGCAGTAGATAGTATTAACGAATGTGTAGCGTCGGGTAAAAAGTTGGGCGACTCACTTTCACCTGTGAAAAAGTTTTTCGCAGCGGCAGGAAAATATGAAGCAAACAGGTCAAAGCTTGAAGATGCAAAGAAAGCGCAAGACGAGGCAATAGCCAATGGTCAACCAGTAGTAGATCCCATTAGTGATGCTGAATACATCATGGATATGATGGCAGCAGATCGTGAGATTAAGCAGTATTACGATCAAATCAAACACATTATGATTTATCACTTTGATGAATCAGGTATGTGGGATGAATTTTGGGAACGATTAAGTAAATTACGTCGTGAACGTGAAGCAAAAGCAGAAGAAGCACGAAGAGCAGCGACCGAAGCAAGGCTCGCAATTGCCGCTGAAAATATGCGGAAAAAACGCAAAAGACAGAAAGTATTAAACGTCATATATAACTGCATTGGTGGCTTTGTGATTACGTTAATCATTGTAGGTTTTGCATGGTTTATTAATTGGATGTTTAAACAAGGGGCAAATTAATGCTGACTTTATTTTCAACTTTAATTTCATTTTTATCTGGCGGTCTTCCAAAAATATTGGATATTTTCCAAGACAGACAAGACAAAAAGCATGAGATTGAAATGGCTCAAATGCAGATGGATCAGCAGATGCGTATGCAAGCTGCTGGATTTCAGTCTCAAGAACATATCGAAGAAATCAAGACACATCAAATTGAGATTCAATCTGCGGCAGATGAGCGTCAAGCTTTATATGCACATGATATTGCGATTGGGCAAGGCGCAAGTCAATTTGTAATTAATATGCGCGCATCTGTACGTCCTGCAATTACATTTGGATTGTTTTTCTTACTAGTTTTTGTTGATGTATTTGGTTTCTACTATGCCATTCATACCAATGTTCCATTTGATACTGCTTTAAATATTTTATGGGACGATGAGACACAAACAATTTGGGCATCAGTAGTCAGCTTTTGGTTTGGTACACAAGCATTTTCTAAGAAATGAACATTTCTGAGCGTGGATTAGAATCTATAAAGAGAAATGAAGGGGTAAGGGTAAAACCTTACCTTGATGTTATTTTGCTTTGGACAACTGGCGTAGGGCATTTAATTGCGCCACCAGAGCAGATGAAAATGACGCTAGATGAACGTAAAGCAGCAAAAGCTAAAGGCAATCTGCCATGCCCTAAAGAATGGGATAGGACGCTGACAAATGAAGAAGTCGATCAGATACTCAGAAGTGACCTCAGACGTTTTGAATCTGGTGTTTTGCGGTATTGCCCTAGTGGGCTTACTCAGGGTAGGTTTGATGCTATGGTCAGTTTCTCCTTCAACTGCGGTTTGGGAACTTTACAGCACTCGTCCATCCGTATGCGACACAATCGGGGAGACTACGAGGGTGCGGGTTCTGCTTTCTTGTTATATAACAAAGCGGCAGGAATTGTTAACAAAGGATTAGATCGTAGGCGCAAGGAAGAACAAGCAATGTACTTAGGAAATTAGCAACTTAGCTAGGTGCGGTAACCAAGGTTTTGTTGTATAAATAGGAAAAGATAAGGCAATAATGGGGAAAAAATGAGCACCAACATACCATCATGGGTAATGACTTATGACAGCCTAACCTACTATGTACTTCAGTACCTAGAGCGTTCTGATGACGCTACAGTCAATGCAATACCTACTTTTATTTCCCTAGCAGAATTTGAGATTGCTCAAGAGATCAAAACTTTGGGTCAATTGCAGATTGTTGAAGCTAACATGACAGCAGGCAGTCCAAGCTTGCCTAAACCTGCTCGGTGGCGCAAGACAGTATCAATGAACTACACCGATGCTAGTGGCAACAAAAATCCTTTGTTACTCCGCAAATATGAATACCTGATCAATTACTCACAGAGTAGTGCCACTACGGGTGCGCCTGTATATTATGCAGATACGAGTTGGGACTGGTGGTACATATCACCTACACCTGATCAAGCTTATTCTTTTGAGGTGTTGTATTACGAGCGTATAGCTCCTTTGAGTTCTACCAATCAAACCAACTGGCTTACTCAGAATGCACCAAATGCAATGTTGTTTGGTACTTTGTTGCAAGCTATGCCTTTCCTTAAAAATGATCAGCGGGTAATCTTTCAGCAGAAATATTCGGAAGCAATCAAAGCACTAAAAGACGAAGATTTCACAAGAATCCCTGATCGCCAAGCAATTGTTACGGATAGCTAATCATGACAACTTATACCTCGCCATATACAGGTCAGACAATCAATCCATCACAAGTTGGATTTGAAAGTCTGTCAATTAGTACTGACACAACTTTAGTTTGGCCTATCAACGGTACGCCATCAAGTAATGTTGTAGCAAATATTATTGAAGTTACTGCTACTGCAAACAATTTAAAATTGATTTTGCCTGCTGCAACACAAGTTTCAGTAGGTCAAGCAATCATTATTAGGAATGTTGGTGGAGGTGGTAACTACTCATTTAATGTTGTTACCAATGTTGCGAATACAGTCATTGTCAATATTCCTGTATCTGCATCAGGCGCAAACTCTAATACTTATTATATTTATCTGACCAATAATTCTACTCAGGATGGAACTTGGTCAAGTATTGCTATGGGTATCGGTACTTCTTCTGCTACAGCAGGAGCATTGGCAGGTAGTGGTTTACTGGCAGTATCAAATACTTTGAATGAAAATACGCTAGTCACTACGTTTAACGCAAACTATACATTTATCAATCCTGATAGAGCGCAGCTATTTGTATGGACTGGTGGATCAGGCACAGCCACATTACCTAATCCTGTGTTGGTGGGAGCTGGTTGGTTTGTATTAATCAAAAATAATGGTACAGGTACGCTAACGGTATCTGGCGTAGGATCTGGTTATAGCAATGTGATTGATCCTTCAAGCCCTGGCAGTGGATCACCGGGCGGTACGTCAACAGTTCAAGTTCAAACTGCAAACTCAAGCATTTTTGTAACTGATGGAACCTATTGGTTTACTTATGCATTGGCTCAAACCAATGTATTTAACTATACGCAATTAATCATCAACGTAAATAGTCCTGCAATTACCACATCACCTTATGTGTTATCGGTAGCGAATGCTAAAAATGTTATTCAGGAATACACAGGTACGTTATCGTTTAATTTATTAGTATTAGTACCGCAAACGGTTCAGATTTATTCGTTTAGAAATATAACATCGGGTAGTTATACACTATCATTTGGCGTTACTAATGCAGGTGGTACGGCAGCAGCAGGTTCTACAGTTGTTGTGCCTGCTAATCAAACACTTCTTGTAATTAGTGATGGTACAAACTTGTATAACGCAAACTCTGCATCAACAAGCGTTATTTCAGCTCTACAATTAGGTAATGGTACAGCAGCCAATCCTTCTCTATATTGGCAGAATGATTCAACTACAGGTTTATATTCACCTGCATCAGGAAACATTGGTATTGCTATAGGTGGCACAAACGTAGGTATATTAGCTAGTACAGGACTTCAGTTAAGCGTAGGTATTAACGGTGGAGCATTCTAATGACGCAAAAAGTTGTTGTACTAAAAGTTGGCGCAGGTATTCAACGCGACGGTACACTCTTTGCGTCACCTAATTATGTTGATGGTCAATGGGTACGATTTCAGTATGGTCTTCCTAGAAAAATAGGCGGTTACAACGGTGCTTTTTTAAATGCTCCAAGCATTAGTCGTGGAGTTATTACCAATTCACAAGATGGTGAAACGTGGGTTATTTCTGGATTTAGCAATAGCGTCCAACAATGGACAATCAACAATGATCAAGCTATTGGTACAGGCCCACAACAAATCAATGTACTTGGCCCAATTTCAACTGTAGGAATTACTACAGCAGGTAGTTCATATTCAAATGGTACATATACTAGTGTGCCAATTGTGAGTGCATCTGGACTTGGTGCAGGTGCATTACTTACTGTAGTCATTAGCAGCAATAAAGTTTCTAGTCTGACTGTAACTTCATCGGGCAGTGGCTATCAATTAAGCGATACCTTCACAATCAACAATGCTTCAATTGGCGGTACTGGTACAGGATTTGTTGGTTCTATTACGTTATTGACTACCTATTCAGCAAATGCAAATACCTTATGGCAATTTGATGTTGGATATGATCCATATGGCACTGGCAATAGCAATCTTATAGCTCACCCTGGTGTTAATTTAGCTCATATTGACTCAACGGTTAACACAAGACCATTACTAGGCCCATTTACAGGCACTACACTAAGTCCAGTAGGAGTGTTTCAAGCAGTTGGAACTACAACATCAGGCTCACCTAATGTGACGTTTACCACAACCAATATAGCAATGGGTGCAGGTGTGAGCGTGACTGGCACAGGTATACCTGCTAACACCACCATCAAATCAGCCTCAACAGTTGGAGGTGTATGGACGGTGGTATTGAGCGCAAATGCCACAGCAAATGGCACTCCAACTCTGACCTTTGACAACAATATCAGCGTGTCTGGTGGTGTGGTCATGCTGTATCCATACCTGTTCGTGTATGGAAATAATGGTCTGATTCAGAATTGCTCGGCAGGCGATTTCAATAATTGGACATCTGCTGATGCAAACGCCAACAACGTGGCATCAAATAAGATCGTCAAGGGGCTTCCGATCCGTGGTGGTACTACGAGTCCATCTGGTCTGTTTTGGAGCCTTGACAGCGTTATTCGTGTCACTTATGCGCCACAAACGGTAGGCACATCTACTTTGTATTGGCGGTATGACTTAATCACTTCTCAGTCGTCCATTATGTCTAGCCAATGCGTCATTGAATATGACGGTATTTTCTATTGGATTGGTGTTGACAGATTCTTGATGTACAACGGTGTGGTTCAAGAAGTCCAAAATAGCCAAAATATGAATTGGTTTTTTGATGGTATTAACTTGGCTCAACGTGAAAAAGTATGGGCTAGTAAGGTTCCTCGTTGGGGTGAAATCTGGTGGTTTTATCCAAGAGGCAATGCTACAGAATGTAATGATGCGATTATTTATAATGTGCGTGAAAAAACTTGGTATGACGCAGGTTTAGCTACAGGCGCAGCTCGATCAGCGGGTTACTTTTCGGACGTTTTTGCCAAGCCAATTTGGGCTGACAATGTGGCAAACTCCACAGGTAACTATACATTATGGGTTCATGAATCAGACAGCGATGAGGTTTACCTTAATAACGTAAATGCGATTAGCTCGTCTTTTGAGACAAATGTACTAGGATCAGGCACAGGTTTAGTAGGGTCTGTAGATGGCGCAGGTGACAACTTGTGGACTCGTTTGGATAGGGTAGAACCTGACTTCAGACAAGTAGGCAATATGACTATGGTAGTGACAGGTAAAGGCTTTGCTGATGATGTAGATATTACGTCACAACCATATCCGTTTAGCCCAACAACCCTTAAAATAGACCTTAAAGAACAGCGTCGTGAAATGAGGTTGAAATTCATAAGTAATGAGCGAGGTGGCGATTACTTTATGGGTCGTGTCATCCTCAATGTTGAAGCAGGCGACATTCGCGGAACGGGCAACCCATGATAGCTAAAACAGGAAAAGAAGCTCGTGCTTTAGGCATCCCAAGATATTTTACTGGGGTGGAATGCAAGCGAGGACATTTTTCTGAACGGTATAGCAATAATGGTCAATGCGTTCAATGCGATAAAGAGCGAATAAAACCAAAAGAACAACGACAAAAAGCCATTAAAAATTATTACGAAAACAATAAAGAAAAATGTTTGGCTGCTTCTAAAAAATGGAAAAA